CCATCCACCCTTCAAAAAGTTTCAAGACTCTATAATCTTTATCAACATAAAATGAAAATGATGAATCAACATAAAATCTCGTATGAGCAAATTGTTGATTGATACCTTGAAAATTATCCTTTACTTCAGCAGTAGCAAAAGAACTCCCAGGGAGAGATGCCTCAAAACAAGCAATACCAATATTACGAGAAATAAAATCATTTGTCAACCCATTACCCAACAAAAAATCTTTTAAACGATCTCCATCTGCTGCTTCTGCCATTCCTACATTTTCAACACTCAAATCAACCTGATACAGATTAGTAAGTGCTGGTGAAGCAAGTGCAGACCTATTAATATTGTATAGTGACCCGTCTCTAATACTGACTGCCATCTAAATATATCTGTGATTGTTATAGTTATTTAGATGTCATATAAGGGAAAATATCAACCATCTTATCCCAAAAAGTATAAGGGTGACCCTAGGAACATTGTGTATCGTTCTCTCTGGGAGCGTAAATTTATGAGATATTGTGATATGAATGAAAATATTTTAGAATGGGGAAGTGAAGAAGTCGTTGTTCCATATCACTCTCCTATTGATAACAGATACCACAGATACTTTCCAGACTTTTATATCAAAGTCAGAGAATCGACTGGTAAGATTAAGAAAATGATTATTGAAATCAAACCATATAGACAGTGTATCGAACCCAAGATTCAAAAGAAGAAGACAAGGGGTTATGTCTATGAAGTTATGGAGTATGCAAAAAACCAGGCAAAGTGGAATGCTGCAAAAGAGTGGTGCTTGGATCGTGGTTATGAGTTCAAAGTTCTTACAGAAAATGAGTTAGGTATCAAGTAATGCCAAGAAAGACACTCAAACAAAGACGAAATCCCACTGATGATAATGATAATCGTGTGCGTGGTGTGATTGATAGTTTTATTGGAGTAGAAACTCCTGATCAAATTATGGAGGATTTGATAGGTGTTTTATCTGAAGGAGGTAAAATTCCTGTTGCAGGTAAATATTATACTTTCTTTTATAATGCTAAGACAGCAGGAATACAATATGATGAACATCCTCTCGTAGGAGTGACAGATGTATTCTCTTGGGGGTTTCGTGGAATCAACTTCCACTGGGGTGATAATAGACAATATGACTATAATCAAATCATTGGTGGACTCTATGAAATCTATCCAGAAGAGATGTCTGATGTCATAGAACTCGCTTTTGCCAAAATTCGTTCTAAATAACTAAAACTAGCATAGGCGAAAGGACATATGCCAATCGGAAGAATGGATCCACTCATAGCTGGAGGAGGTAATGCTGCTGTTGAAGCCTTATTACAAGAACAAGCATCCTCAATATCTCGTCTTACTGGAAATCAAAATGTTGTAATTACCGCAAAGATGCGGGAACTTGCAGTAAAAAAGATTGAAAGCAGAGGTGAGATTGCTTTAAAAAATAGAAATAACAAGGATATAACACCTGCAGGAACAAAGCGTACTAGACCACTTGGTCAAGGTGTCACAGTATATGAAGTATGGGATGGAACTAAGTGGCGACAAATAAGTTATCGTGATTATCAAAAACCTAATGGTGGACTTTTAGGTAATTTAAGTTCTGATTATAAACAACAAGAGTTAGCAGCATTTAAAAAAGCAGGATCTCCAGTAGTAACTGATAAACCACCAAAAAATGACGGTGGTGGTAGTGATGTAGAACCACTACCATTTGAAAAACTAAAACTTGCTGCAAGTAAGTGGGAAGGCACTAAGAGAGATCTAAGATATCCTCTTGAGCACATGAATTCTACTCAGGACTATATTCAATTTAGTGTAATAGAGTATAAAAGAGCAGGAAGAACTGGTGGTCCAGTGGGAACTGGTCAGGCAAATCAAGGAACAGGAGTATTTAAAAAAGCACTAAATGCGAATATACTTGGAACAGTAACACTACCAGTTCCATCTCAAATTGGTGATAATAATGGTGCTAATTATGGTTCAGGTGGTTTAAACTTCTTACAAGAAGCAGGTTTAGGTATTGCTAAGGCCGGGACGGATGGTGATCTTGATGGGGCACTAAATAAATTGAAAGGTCTCCTTAATAATACTTTAGGAGCAGAAAGAGATAATAGTTTAGTTACTAATTTTTTTGCAAATAAAGCTGTTAGTACTTTTGGAGGGAACCTTGACTTAAACCAACTATTGGTAAGAGATCGTGGAGTTATCATTAACCCTAACATGGAATTACTGTTTAGTGGTCCAAAACTAAGATCATTTACTTTTGCATTCAAATTCACTCCAAGATTTAGTAAGGAAGCAGAAGAGATCAAAGAAATTATTAGAGCATTTAAAAAACATTCATCTCCAAGAAATGGAGGTAATTTTTTAAATTCACCTGATATATTCCAAATCAGATATCTTGGTGAAGGTGGTCAAAACCACCAATTCTTAAATAGATTTAAGTTGTGTGCTCTCACAAATATGACTGTTAATTACACGGGTGATGGTGTTTATGCAACTTATGATGATGGAACACCAGTATCATCAATAATGACACTAACATTTAACGAACTAACACCCGTTTACAACGAAGATTACGGCCCATCAGTTGGAGGTGTAGGATACTAAAATGAGTTACTTCAGAGAACTACCAGATGTAGATTATCAGTCATTTCTGTCTGATTCAATTTCATCAAAAGATTACTTAAGAGTCAAGAACTTATTCAGAAGGAATAAGTTACGTGATGACTTGCAGAATGTTTTTACAATCTTCAACAAGTATGAAGTTAAAGAAGGTGCAAGACCTGATACTGTGGCAGAAGAAGTGTATGGTGATGCAGAACTTGATTGGGTTGTTCTGATGACTGCAGGTATTATTAACGTCAGAGATGAATGGCCCCTATCGAACTATGAGTTATATCAATATGCCGAACAAAAGTATGGTGAACAACTGAATGATATCCGTTACTACGAAACAAAAGAAATTAGAGATTCAAAAAATAGATTGATTCTTCCTGCAGGTAAGGTTGTTGATTCAGATTTTGTTCTGAAATACTATGATAACGGTAATGTATCCGTATCGGGCACGAACGTAAGAAGTGCAATCAGCAACTGGGAATACGAAACAATTGAGAACAATAAAAAATCCTCGATCTACTTACTGAGACGAGGATATTTACAGCAATTTTTGAATGATATGAGAGAGATTATGACTTATCAGAGATCATCTCAATATGTTGATACCAAATTAATTAAGACAGAAAACACCAAAGTCACAATCCCCAACTAACTCAGTCTTCTGCCAGTTTGGCAAAGTATGAGAGAGTATCATCTTCATCATCAGAAGAACTCTTGAGATCACGACCCTCACTCAGAGAATCAAGTTCACTCTTGAGATCCTGAGGAACAGGTGCAGAACTCTGCTGACGGAAATCTTCCTCTTCCTCAAGAGTTTCTTGGTCTTGGAACTTAGGAGTGCCCTTGATACCAAGCACATAGTCCAGACGCTTCTTCAGGTCATCATATGACTTGAACTGGTCGGCAGCAACAAACTCTTCGAGAGAGTATTCCTTCTTCCAGATTGCTTCCATAGCATCATCATCCTCAAGCAGTGCATCCTGACGTGCAAACTCGGAAGAGTCGTAGTTACGATAACCGGCAACGTTCTTTGCCTTCAGTTTGAAGTTAGCACCTTGCCAGAAGTCAAACGGATCGATTGCTTCCTCATCTTCAAACTCAGGTTGCATAGCAGCAGTGAGTTTGTCAAAGATCTTCTTACCGAACTTGTACAGGAAGACTTTACCTTCATTCTCAGGATTGGCAGGATCCTTGATCACATAGATGTTAGCAACATAAGTCAGTTTACGTTTCTGCTTACGTGCTGCCTCTTTACCAGCATCGGTGCCGTTGTTCCACAGCATCGTGTTGTATTCAGACACAGGATCCTTCTGACCCAGAGTGGTCAGGGAGTTTTCGATGTACCAACCACCAGGACCCTGGAAGGCGTGGGAGTACAGTTTGACGAACGGCAGATCTTCACCGTTCGGGGCAGGCAGGAAACGAATAACGGCATAACCGTTACCACCTTTATCGACTTCCAGTTTCCACAGACGATCATCGCCTGAAGAACCTGCATTATTCATCTTTTCGACTTCCTTGACCAGTTTCTGGGTCAAAGAACCAAGTTTAGATTGCTTCTTAAGATCAGCAAAAGACATTCGGATTACCTCGGATTGATTGGATTGTTTGGATTTACTTGGATATTATAACAAGGATACCCTCAGGCGTCAACATAGTCCCTGAGAGATTGAATTGTAGCGTGCATACTATTGAATAAAAATTGCATATCAGTTTCTGGTGGAAAACCCATCATTACCACTGATTTGCGAAGATTCTCTTTCATTTCGATCGCTTTTGGATCATCAGAAAGAGATAATCTAGTGTACATTACTTTTTGCTTATCAAGTAATGAAGTCAGCATATCAATGTGTTCAATTTTTTCGTCACGGGTCATTGATCCGAAAGACAAAAGACTTCCGTAGATTTTTTCTTGCATTCTATTAATCTCACTCAGTTCTTCCTGAATGATTTCCGATTCAAAAAAGTCACCCATCTATCATTTCCCTTAATAACTTTTTGTATTTAAAGACAT